CAAATGGGTTTTACAGACCCGGAACAACAAGAACCAGCCTATGGAGTGGGCTATTGTTCAGCAAAGGGTGTTTATGATGCTCCCACTGACTTCGGTGATTGTGCCGGACCAGTGATTGCAGTATCAGACGGTGCGCTGGTAGGTTTTCATATCGCGGGGGGGGAATTGGTTAATCGTTTTATTCCGATGACCGAGTTGTTGGCGCAGAAGCTTAAGGCTTCAGCCAATGATCCCATATTGAATAGTTCGCTTTTTCAATAGAGCCCCCACTTCCTTCTCATTTTGTAGAAGATGGGGAGGAATTTTGGGGGCGATACCCAGAGCGCTTTCAGCAGAAAGCTAGCTTTAGGGATACGGCGAACCTCTCGGAGTTGCATCAGAGGATGTTACCTCAGGAGTACTTTCCGGTGGTGGGTTCGGTGCCAAAGAAGTTTTCTGGCAAGAACCGACGGAAGGTGGATATGATCATCGCCCAATACGAGGATGACCGAAGGAAAGAGGTTGATCGTGTTGGATGGGGGTTGCCTCACCCAAATATAGAGGCGGCGTACAGTTCACTTGCAAAGTATGCAAAGGCCACTCCAGCCATGACTCCCAAGCAAATAGTTGCTTGGAATGAAGCGGCGGAGTTTATGTCGAGGCATTTTGGCCCGCACATGCAAGGCGCGAGGGTGAAGTCGTTGGAGGAAGTCGTGTCTGGATTAGACATGAGTACCTCACCGGGCTTCCCCTGGACGCGCGAATATGCTACAAAACGTGCCATGGTGGATGATTGGAAAGATTTTTCAAGATACATGGAGGAGGATTGGGATCGTTTGAAAGAAGACGGTTATACTGCTATTTTTGGTAATAGTTTAAAGGAGGAGATTAGGCCGGCTGAAAAGATAGCCACTAACTCCATCCGTACATTTACGGCAGGACCCATAGAGATGACCATACATGGAAATCGTCTCTTTGAGGACATGAACAGAAAGTTTTATGATTCTCATTTAAAAACTGCTAGCGTAGTCGGTTCCACCCCATTGAAGGGAGGTTGGGAACAATTAATGCGAAAATTACGTAAATTCAAGAATGGATTTGCCCTTGATGAATCCCAATATGATTCATCATTGCGTGCTCACTTAATGTGGTCAATAGCGCGGTTTCGCTGGCAAATGCTTCGATCTGAGGATAGAACGCCTGAAAATGAGCAGAGGCTCAAGGTTTATTATCGTAATTTAATTAATACGATGATCCTCACATCAGATGGTGTCTTGATTCTAAAACAGGGAGGAAA